GTATAACTAACTTCTCACTAACATTCTCTGGTAAAGATAATAGATGGTGGGCTGGTTACTATGGTCCACAGGTTAGAGATCCATCTCTATCTCTAAATTATACATTTGATCAGTGTGCATCAAATCCGCTATCTAGCCCATCATGTGCTGGATACGCATCTGCATATCATAACCAACAGTGCACAGCTAACCCACTTTATTCTACAACTTGTTCTGGATATGCTGCTGCTTATTTCACACAACAGTGTACGATTAACTCATTGTATAGCCCTGACTGTCCAGGTTATGCTGCAGCATACTTAAACTATCAGTGTTCTGTTAATCCATTATACGCAACTACATGTGCAGGATATGAAACAGCCTACTTCAATCAGCGATGCTCAGAGAGCGCATTGTACAACACTCGTTGTACAGGATATGATCAAGCGTATCAATCACAACAATGCTCTATTAATCCACTTTACTCAACAACTTGTTCTGGTTATGCTGGGGCTTACCACGACCAACAGTGCTCGTTGAACCCTCTATACGCGACAACTTGCTCTGGATATGCACAAGCGTATTTTAGCCAACAGTGTTCTTTAAATGGGTTATATGATCAACGTTGTTCAAATTATGCTGAAGCCTATGCTAAGAAGATGCTTCTTGAACAACAAAAGATAGCATCAACTGTCGCAGTTGCTGGACAAGTAGCTGCAGTGGCTCAAGCAGATCCAGCTAAAACAACCACTACCACACCTACAGTAGAGACAGTTTCTGTTTCTCCAGCAGCAACGGCTACTGCTATAGTGCCAGTGGCAAAGACAGAGCCTGCAGCATCTCCTGTTGCTGCTATTAGTCAACCAACTAATCAAGAAGCACCAAAACAATCTGCTCAACAGCAAGAACAAAAACCTACACAACCAACTACCCGTCAGCAATTAACAGAACGTAGACAAGCTGCAGCACGAGCAGAAGCTGTCGAGAAAGGTAAAAACCTAGCAGGTAATATGGGTAAGGTTGCTGATATGGAAGCACAGAAACAAATTCAAAACGTTGTTATGCAAGCCATTGGGTTCACTCCAGGATTTGATGCTTACAACAAAGCTCTAGTTCCTGACGCAGTTGGATATAAACCATTCACTGTGTACAGCAATCAAAAAACTGTTGACAACCGTCGACTTGGGATGGGGTTGTATGGACCATCCGACAGATTACATAATGATCTTGTAAATTCACAATACATAGGAAATTAAAATGACAGAAGAAATCAAAGACGTCAACGCTAAGATTGATGACGCAGAAGCAGCAGTAAAGAAGTATGCAAGTAAAGACACAGTTATTAGTATCGGTGGGTATGAGTTTACCCCAGCGAAACTAATGGTTGCGTTCACTTTAGTGTCTTCTATTCTTGGTGGTTTATATGGCACGTTTGAAGTCTATAAAGACTATCAAGATATGAAGTCTAAAATTGCCAAGTACGTTTCTCCAGACTTGACTGAGATTTATAAGAAACTTGATGTTATTCAAGTGCAGTCTGAAAAGTCTATGGAGTATACACAAGATATCAAGAACGACTTGAAGGGTGATATCCGCCGTGTAGAAGGTGTTGCTGATCAAGTTGAGCGTTCATCTAAACAATCTCAGCGCGAAGCAGAGCAAGCGGTTAAAGAAGTTCGTCAAGAAGTTAGAGAAGTACGTAGAGAAGTTGAACAAAACCAAAAACAACTATCACGTGAAGTTGATTCTAAGATTCAGAAAGCTCTAGACAACCCATTAGCTAAATAATCTTTATTTAAGGAATTTAATATGGCAGAAGAAGTAAAGAAAGCCCCCACTCGTAGTGAACGTGAAGCTGAGATTAAAGACAAAGCAGGTTTAGTTATTGTTGTTATGGCATTGTTCCTAGCACTCAATACTTACTTTGCTAATTCTTTTAGTGGTGCCGCGATGACTAACCTTATTGAAGCGTCAGACACATATAACTTCTTCCAAGCTAAGTCTATCAAGCAATCTATTGCTGAGGGACAGCTGGAAGAAACAAAGGATCCTAAGCGTAAAGAATATCTTCAAAAGAAGATTGATCGTTATGAGTCTGATCCGAAAACAAAAGAAGGTAAGAAAGAACTTCTTGCCAAAGCACAAGATCATAAAGATAAACGTGATGAAGCAAAGCGCCATAGCCCATGGTTGACATTCTCTGGAATGTTGTTTCAATTGGCTATTGTTCTATTGTCTGCTTCTATCATCGCAGTTGATATGAGAATGTATTGGGGTAGCTGGAGTGTCGGCGTCTTGGCGCTGTTACTGATGCTACAAGGTATTTTCCTAGTAGTTTAAGGAGATTGAAATGGCGGACTCAGATAAGAAATATAATGAAATGAGTGAGTCTGAAAAGAAAAAAGAAGATTGGATGAACAGTAAGTGGCGTCCAATGATGGGTTGGATGTATATGGTAGTCTGTACTGCAGACTTTGTTGTATTCCCTATCTTATGGTCACTTGTTCAAGTTATTGGTGGCGGTCAAGTACAAACCCAATGGAGTCCTATCACCCTTCAAGGTGCTGGTCTATTCCATATGGCAATGGGTGCAATCCTTGGTATCGCTGCATATGGTCGTACACAAGAAAAAATGGCAGGAGCAAATAATGGCGGTATCTCCACTCCAACAAGCGTGCCAACAGCACCTAGCGTACCTGCGCCAGTCGCAGCACCAACACCAATTGCAAAACCAATACCCAAGGTTGCAACACCAACAGTTGAGTTAGACCCTTCTGACCCACCTACAAGAAACACTAGAAGCGACTAATACTTTAGTTTTCTAGAAAGACCCCACCTAGTGTGGGGTTTCTTCATTTAGTGCTTGTCTTGCATTTGACTTTAGGGCATAATAACGGTGTTAGGGTTGATGATGAGATATTATGATGACACTAAATGAGATAAATATGATTCTTGCAGATATCGCTGAACAGCACCTGCAAGAGCGAATTGAAGATGAATATGACCTCTTTATGGAAGAGATGTACTACAATCTTCAGTGTGACCAATGGGAACGAGATATGGAACTATTTAATGAATTCTATTGAACAAGAGATTATGGATATTGCACAGGAAGAATGTGCAGAAGTTATCCAAGCTATTAGTAAGGTTAAAAGATTCGGTCTTGACAGTGTACATAAAGGTGTTACCAACAAGGATCATCTGGAAACAGAAATTGGTGACGTCTGGTGCATGATCGAGCTAATGATTGAAAAAGGTATCGTTGAAGAGGCTGCTATTCTAGAGGCTGCTAGACGTAAACGATTTAAGTTGCAAGAGTGGAGTAATATATTATGATCCGTTGGATTGAAAATGTTAGCAAGGCAGATGTGCACAACGGGCACCACAGTGACCTTGGGGAGAATTGCATGTTGATTCGTATCCAAGACCCTGCTACTGAGTTTGGTAAGGTTTTCCACAGCGACATGTTCAAAGAAGTTCACCAGTTTGAATTTCTTGATGCAGAAGACAGTGATGGGTTTCCAGACGAGTGCAAGATTAGCGACGAGCAAGCCCAGCAATTGGTTAGCTTGTTGCAAAAGGCACAACGTTGTAGTATGAACGTTATTGTTCACTGCCATGCTGGTATCTGCCGTAGTGGTGCTGTGGTTGAAGTTGCCACAATGATGGGCTTTACTGCTGTCGAGCGTTATCGCCAACCAAACTTGCGTGTCAAGCACAAGATGATGCGAGCACTTGGATTGACTTACGATGTTGATGAGAAGCCAGAGATGGATTCTTGGAGAAACATGAAACTTGCTTGGGAGCAATAATGGTCATTGGTGGTCTTACCCAGTATCAAGTAGAAATGCTTGATATGATGTGGGCTCTCGATACGTTCGAAGAGTACAATGAATGGTACGAGGGGCTGTCCCGAGAAGATCAACTTCTTGCGGACAGCCTTCAACAGATGGTAATTGCAGAGGCTCTTGAAGAAGACCTTGGAGAAATGAAAGAGGCTACAAAGCTATTGTCGAAATTTTAGTTGTGTTGTAAAAGAAAATGAAGTATAATAATCCTATCAAACGTCGAGATCCGATTGCAAAAGATCTAAGAACCCCAAAATACCGTATGCGTGTTGTGGGTTCTAAGATTGCATTCAATCGAAAAGCCAAACACAAGAAGGATTATCATGACGATATCAACTAAAATTCGTGTGGAAGAAATTCCTGTTCCAAAGGGCACTATCATGGTA